CAGCCGGTGATGGGGTGCCCGTCTTTGTCCACCGGTGGTTCCGCGCCGATCAGCGCGGCGCGTGGCGCACTGTAGAATTCGGCGCCGATGTCCATGCGGAGCATGGTGCGGGCAGCCTGGTCGGTGATGCTCATCACTTCGCGGTTGATCCTCGACCGGCCGAAGGGCCGGTCGAGGTCGCTGTGGTAGGCGAGCAGCCAGACCGGCACATGGTCGAGTCCGGTCGGCATTGGGTCGGATGCGATGTATCCGGCGTCGGTGCGGATGATTCGGATGTTGTATCCGGGCTCGTAGAGCATCACGTCGGTCGGGATCATGATCCCCTGTTCGGCCTGGGCGTCGTCGATGTCCTGCACGACCATCGCGGCCCTGAGCGAGCGTGTTGCCATGTTCCAGATGCCGGTCGCGTAGAGCGCGCTGCGGAATGCGATGACCACTTCCGGCTCTCCGATGGACGTGTCGCCCGACCGAAGGCAGACGAAGGAGCATGAGTGCTTGAGCGTGCTGCGGATCGCCTTCGGGAGTTCCACCGTGAAGTCGTTGTCCTCCAGCACCTCGTCGAGGCCGAAGGGGTCGCGGTCGTCGCCGGTGCTCACGAAACCATCGAACACCACGCGGTTGGCGAGCGCGTCGACCGCCTTGGCGGGCCATCCGACGACCTCGTCGACCTTGGAAAGCGTTGGCGGCACCGCGATGCCGAGGTTCTTCAGATTCTGGCGTCCGTCGTAGTATCGGCTCCGCAATTGGTTCCGGCCGAGCTTGTTCTGCCATTTCTGGAGCATGACGTCGATATCCGCCATGCATTCCTCGGGCAGTCCGCTCGGACGTATCTGCTGGAGTTGTGGTGTGATCTCGTCGCTCATAATGCCACCGCCTTAGCGTGTCTTCCTGGATTGCGTTTCGACGTTCTGGCCGCCCAATACGCGAGCGCCACCGCCTCGACCGGTGTGACGTCCACGTTTTCCGAGCTCGACTCGTAGCCGAAGCCGCCGTTGTTTCCGATTTCCCTGTGCAGCGCGTGCCCGACGCCTTCATCGAGGGCCGGCTGTCCGAATTGCGTGAGCAGGTGGGAGTTGATGCCCTGTTCGAACATCGCCACTGCGTCCTGCATCTGTCCGGCGCCGACCGTCCAGATGACGCGTTTGGACACCTTGCGGTCGATGAGTTTGTTGATGAGGTCGCTTGTGCCAACGCGGCCGTCGATGACGATCGCGAGGCTTTCGCGCCATCTTGTGGCGCCTTGTTTGTTCTCGCCGGCCATCCAGTCGGCGATCCAGTCGGTTCCGGAGCTCATGGTCTTGTATTCGATGAGTTCCACGTGTGGTTTGAGGTCGGATCCGGCCGGTGGTTTGCGGCAGGCGGCGAGCGATACGTGGCGGCCGTCCGGGCTGAATTTGACGCTGTACGCCGCGTAGCCTTCCGTCGCCGGTGTCGTGGTGCGGCATGACGCCCAGTTCTTGAGGTCGATGTCGCTTGATCTGTCGGCCGTCTCGTCCCACCAGCCGAGGCGTTCGCGTGCGAAGCCGTCCGGGCTGAATTTCTTGACTTCCGATTCGATGACGCTTGGCAGCAGGCGTATGCCGAGGCTTGGATTGGTGGCCTCCCACCGTTTGCGGTCCTCGACGTCGCCGATTTCGTTAACGCTCCATTCGAACCAGCAGAGGCGTCGGCTTTTGCCGCTGTGGGCCTCTTTCCGGAGGCGTGCGAACACGGTTCCGGGCGAGGTTGGCGGCGTTGGCGTTCCGGCGTAGATGGTCATCGGGTTGCCTGATGGTGCGGATGAGATGGCCGGCTGCATGGCCTCCATCTGTTCGTCGGTCAGTTCCTGTGCCTCGTCGCAGACGATGACGTCGACGGTGTAGCCACGGCCGGACGACTTGGAGCGTGCGATGAATTCGATCGAACCGCTGTTCGTGAGGTAGATGGCCTCCTGGCCGTTGGTGCTTCGGATCGATTGGACGATCGCGGCGAGTTCCGGATATTTTCGCGAGTTCTCGAAATAGTGCTTCATGCGCATGAAGTGCTTGCGGCACGTCTTGACCTCGTGCGCGGTGTGGAGGATCTTGAGGCCGAGGATCGCGGCCATGTACAGCTCGCAGAATTCGATGATGCCGTTCTTGCCGTTCTGTCGCGGGACGCTGATGCCGACGTCTCCGGCCGCCCATTTCCCGCTTTTGAGGGTCGCGAGCCATCCTTCCAGGACCTTGCGCTGCCATGGATCCGGAGGCATGTCGTATCCGGCCGCGAGGTCGCATGCGAGCGGCCCTTCGGATCCGCAGTGGCGCGGGATGACGGAGAAGCTAGGCTCTTGCACGCCTTTGAGTTTTCTTGCCACTCTGCATCTCCAGTCTTCGTTGCGCGATCATATCGAGGGGTGTCGCCTTGGGTTCTTCCTGCTGTTCGTCGTCCGTTTTGATGGCGGTCTTTCGGGCAGCCGGCGTGATGCGGTAGGCGGCCTCCCTAGTGCGGAGTTCGCCGAGCAGCGTGAAATCGCCGTTCCCCCAGACGGCGGCGTGCACGAGGGCGGTGGTCATGAGGTATTCCCAATCACTTGCCGTCCATTGGTCGGCACCCGGCGTCGATGGCAGTGCCTTCCACCATCGTTTCGTCTGTTCAGGCCATTCGACCTCTGCAGGCAGTTCGGGTTGTTCGACCGTCATCGTGCCGCCTCCGTTTCACATCAGGATCCGCTCGTGCGGCTCGCGCTGCGCGATCTCGCCTGTCGGGTGAAATCGAACTCGCCCTGCACGTAGTTGCTCATGTTCCCCTCCAATGGAAAAGGCCGCCACTATGGACGGCCATGGTTTGAATCGCTTCGAAAATCAGGATCCGCTGGTGCGGCCGCCCGAAGCGGACGTGGAGCGTCGGCTGAGAGCGTTCCTCACACGGCCAGCCACGTTCCGCACGGCGGTGCCGATTCGGCTGAGCGCATTTCGCATGTTTCACCTCCAATCAGATCGAGGCGCCGAGTTTTCTGGCGACGGCGACGCCATCCATGTACTTGTCGCCAAGTTTCACAAGCCCATGAGCGCGCAGGAAAGCGTCTTTCGCGTCCCTGTCGTCGAAGGCGAGCACGAACCAATGTTCGCTATCCGTCGGGTCCGCGGGCTTTTCCGGAGCACGAGCATTCACGAGGCAGTCATGCAGGATAGAGAGTTCGAGGAAGCAGTCCGCCTCGAGGTCGCCCGTGTAGGCGACGTCGGCGAGAGGGTCCTTGGTCTTCTCGGCGCCGAAGCGCATTCCTCCGAAGCTCATTCCGCCGCCGAAGGCGATGGACGACGCTTCTCCGAGCCCTGCGATGGATCCAATGACATCGGATGCCTTGAGGATCGCATGGTCGGCGCCGAAGCCGAAGGTGTCATGCCATCGGCCGATATGCGCGGCGCTGGGGAAGCAGAGGCAGATCCAGAATTCGCTGTCCGTCGCGGCGACGAAGCGCTTGCGCTCGGCCTTGGCACGCGCGCGGTACGCTTCAGCCTCGCGCTTATCCGATTCGGTCATGCCGTCCATGCCGGCCGGCTTCTTGTCCTTCTTGCGGCCGAAGCTCACGCCGCCGCCGAATTCAAGTGGTTTAGCGGACATGATCGGCCTCCAGGAGCGGGAACCAGCTGCGCAGCACCTCGAAGTCTTCGGGGTCGCGCTGTTTGAGCACTTCCGTGAAGCGCCGGTCGATGCCGTCGAACGACCTTCCGAACCACTCGTAGTCGACCGGCAGTTTGAGGCCATGAGATTCGATGCAGTCCATGACCTCGCCCTTGAGCCAGTCGCCTATCGGGCTGACCTTGCGCGACGAATGACGCCAATAGCCGTAGCGGACGAAAGCGCCGCGGCGTTGGATGCTGTCGGCGGCTCTGACACCATCGGCGCACCATGTGTCCTTCGGCAGTCCGAGGTGGTCGCGGATCAGATCCCACGTCTGCTCGTATGTGGGGGTGGGCAGCTGCGCCGCCTCGATGTACCTGAGCCTTTCAGGCGCCTGGTAGACGAAATTGTTGAGCCACCGGTAGAGCGATGGATGCGGATACCTGTGGATGCGGGTGCCGAACTTCTGTTCGCAGTAGTCCAGTTCCTCGTTGATCCACGTCAATCCCGGCACGTAGTAGAGATATGCCGGGACGACATCGATGCCTTCGTCCCTCATGGCGCACCATGCGGCGATCGAGTCCTTGCCGCAGCTGAATGCGAGCAGGACCGGCCGGCTTTCCTTCGCGAGGCGCCTGCGCACTTCGGCGCTTGTCCCTTGGTTGCGGATTATGGTGGTCATCTCGGCCACCTCTTTCCGGTGGTGCGGATGAAGCGGGAGTGCGAGTAGAATTCGACGCCCGGACGTTTGAAGCTCGGATCGCTGGACATGACGAAGACATGCAGTCCGGTGCCGGACACGCTCGATTCGACCCAGACGGCCTCATCGAGCAGCGACGGCACGATCCGCGCCGCCTCGCCATCATCGATCAGATCGCCATCTGCATCAAGGCAGTGGTCGAAGTCCCAGCATGCCAGACCATCGCCGAGCATGATGCCGAAGCCATCGCCGGATCCGGAGCGGCACGCCTCATATGTGGTCCAGGTGTCCGGATCTGTGCTCGACGCGGGCCTTCCATTCGGCATGATCGGCCTTTTCCCATCGGCGCGGACCCATCGATCGAGGTTGCGGAGCCGCATGGGGATGCTGTTGGCGCGGCAGTAGCGCTGTCTGCATTTCGCGCTGCAGAATCTGCGCGGCCGCCTTGGTTTTTCGGGATTGCGGATGAACTTTCCGCACTCTACACATTTCTTGTGTTTGTCCATGTATTCAATATTACTACTGTTTTCTGTAGTTGTCCATCTAATTTTGTGACATGGGCAAAACGGCGAGGATTGCATGTAAACGGCCTGCCGCAAGGCGGGTCAAAAGCATCGCATTGAGCTCTGAAAAGCCCTCTGATAGGCCATGCGGAGGCCGGTGGACGTGACTCATGGAAAACCGACCGCGGACGCGGGGGGATGCGGGCACTGGCCTTCTGGGGTGCCTCGGCCGGGGCGGGGAGGGCAACGCCCCGGCCTCGGGGCGGAGCTCACCAGTCCTGGCTTTTGGTGATCGGCAGTCTCGAGACCGGAACCGGCTTTTTCCCGGTCTTTCCGGCCGAATCGGCGAAGTATTGTTTCGGATGGTCCTTGAGCTTCGAGTTGCAGTGCAGATGCATCGGTTCGGTGTTGTCGAACTGGAATGGTGAACCGCCTTTGCTGACCGGCTTGATCTCATTGATGGTGAAGCTCCATGGATCCGGCCATTTGAGCATGATGTCGATCGGCTGATGGCAGAAGCGGCAGATCGGCGGATGCTCGATGGCGAGCCATCTTTGCTTGATGCGCCTTCTGGCGGCTCCATTGCTGCGCCTTGGGTTGGCCTTGGACCGGCCTTGAGCCTGCGCCATGCCCAGCCTCCATTCCAGTCTCTCTACATGCGCCCCGTATGACGGCCCGTATGGGCGGCCTTATATGGGGCCTTCCGTGAGACGTTGTATATGGGCGCCTCCATATGCGGGTCGCTCCGGGGGTGGGCGTATTCGGACCTGACCGTGAGCGATTCGGCGTAGAAGGGGATCCACACGATTCCCGGCCCGTCCTGGACCGGCTCGTACCGTGGCCCGATGTCCGATATCGGGTAGATGACGGGAAGGCCGTCTATGAACACTCCCCGGCCTTGGTCGAAGGTGATGTTCCGTGGAATGCGCATTCCGGCCATGTCCGCCTCCCTGCGTCTGGTGATTTCGATTGTGCCCCCACACGGACTCGAACCGTGGACCCATGGTTTAAAAGACCGCTGCTCTGCCAGCTGAGCTACAGGGGCCTGAATACGAGAACCGCCCCTTCGGCGTATGGCCTCCGGGGCAGTCTCTTGACACACGACAGTGTAGCACGTTTTCGGCTCAGTCAATCGGCGGAACGTTTTTCGCGGACCGCCTTGATGAGTTCCTCGATGTTCCACTCCCAGTAGCGTCCCTCGACTTTTTTCGGATGGAGGAAGCCGCGTCGCGCCCAATTGTCGAGGTCCTTGCCGGTAACGTGGACCCCGCAGTTCTCCGTGACCCATCTTGCGGCGTCGCCGCGTGTCCTTGTGATGTGCAGCATGCCCGCCGATTTCAGATATTCGAGCCTGACGGAGCTGAGCGTGAGGAACGAGCCGCAGACCGGACAGACGGCGTAGTCGGCTCCATGCTCGGCGTAGATGGGCGTCCGTATCTCGGCGCCGTCGACGTCCGTGGACGCGTGGCATTCCGGGCAGATGCCGACCAGTCGCCGTTCCTCCCGCCGTGTGGCCTGGGCGGCGACGCGCTCGCAGATCTTGACGGTGTCGTGCTGCCATTCCAGGGCGTCGGGCAGTTCGAGCAGGCGTGGCATGTAGTGTTCGAGCATCGGCAGCAGCCATGTCCATTGCCTCAGCGTGCGTCGGCGTCCGAGCCGGTCGGTTCCGAAGGGCTTCATGCCGAGTCTGCCGGCGAGCAGCTGGCAGTGGGTCTCGGCCGCCGCGTACGCCTGCTGCGCCTCGATGTTGAGCGGCGTGCAGGGGAACGCGCTTTTCGCTCCCCTCGCTGCCGGCACGTCGAGGCGCACCTGCCGGTATGCGATCCGGCGGAGCGTCGGCATGCCTTCCTTGCGGAGCCATTCGAGTCGTCGGAGCCAGTCCTCGGCGCATTCCCCGCAGATGCCCCCGTCGCCTTCGGCCCCGCAGATCGGGCAGTTTCCGTGTTCGCTCATGTTCCCACCCTTCGGTCTATGATTGCTTCCGTCGAGAGATGCAAGCCTGCCTTCGGGTGGGCTTCTTCTTTTTTCAGGTCCGCCGCTTGAGCCGTTCGCGTTCGATGTCACGAAGCATCGCCTCGAGCACAGCTTTGATGAAGCCCGTCGCGATCCTGACCTCGTCCACGCTCTTGCCCTCGCTGAGCATGTCCCACGCCCTTTTCGAGACGTTCATCCCATTGCCCTCCTTTCCTCTTTCCATCGTCTGTGCCATCTGAGCCATACGAGCCATTGCGGTATCGGGCTCCAGAGGCTCACGTATGGCGAGTTGTGGATCATCCGCCACCATGTGCCGCATTTGGCGCAGCGTTCGATCCTTGGCGGCACGCCGTATCGGGCTGATCCGATGCCGTTGCCGCTGAAGCAGATGAAGACGCCGTCCTTGCTGCTGCATCCATGTAGGTCCGTCATTCCGCACCGCCTTCGGCGAGCGCTTCCCGGATCTTGTCTCGGGCGTCGGAACGGCGGCGCACGCCCAGTTCGACGTGCTCGATTTCAGCGCGTCGACGGAGTATGTTGGCGTATTCGTCCATGACGTCGAGCTGGTGCCGCAGCAGTCCTATTGGGCACGTGGGTTCGAAAACCGAGCGTTCCGTCGGCTTGCTTCGTGAGCATGGTGCGGAGCTTTTCGCTCCTGTCGACGAGCTGCCTGTATTCGTCGGCCATCCGTGTCTTGTAATCGCTCATTTGTCGTCTCTTTTCGTGAGTCCCCATTTCATCGCCTGGCACATGTTGGTGATCGCGTATCTTGCCTCCATGATGGTGATGTCCTTTCTTAGCAGTCCGTGCCCGGCGAGGTAGCGTAGGGCCGCGTCGAGTTCGATTTCGGTCTGTGGTTTGAGTCGTCCGGCGGCGAAGCCCTTCGCGTAGGCGTCGGAGGCGATCTGCGCGATGGTTTTGTCGGTTGATACCGGGATGGATTCGCCGCGGACGTATTCGAGTTCGAAGTCGAGTTGGCTTCTGCCGGTCATAATGCCCTCTTTCCGGTCCGGAGCCGACCACCCCACACTCCTTGCAAGGGGTAGCCGCTGATGCGTTGGTGTTCGTCGGCGAACCGGCCGCACTGTTCGATGACCGGGCATATGCCGCAGATCGCCTGCGCCTGCCTTACGGCCGTCTTGTCGTTCGGCGGTGGAAAGAAGATCTCCGGATCGCAGCCGACGCATGCGGCCATGTCCCTCCACCCGCTCATCTCAGTCTCCATCCGACAGAATCGTTTCGATGTTCCAGAGGGCTCCTTCCAAGCAGCTGCCGGCCGCACGGATATGGCCGTGGTCGCCGTGCAGTTCGCGGAGCGGCTTCAGCAGTTCGACGTCCTCTTCAAGGCGACGTTTCATCCGTTCGATGTTTTCCATGAAGTCGCTATCCGACGGCGCGGCGGGCGCGGAGTCGTCCTTTGCGAGGATGTAGACGAGCGTGGGCGGAAGCGAAGGCTCGAAACACACGTTCCCGTCAACCTCGTACTTACCCTTGCCGCCGAGTCCTGGCATCACGTCGACGCGTACCACGTTCCATCCTTCGGAAAGCATGTCTTCAAGCCTCTTCGCGTTCTTCAACGTGAGGGTGTTGCACCCGTCGTCCTGGTATGCGATTAGAACCACGCTGCCCTTCATCGGTCCGCCCCCTCGAGGTGGCGCTGGATCATGTCGCCTTCCTGTTGCGGGGTGGATCCGTCCCATGCGAGCGCGGTGTCTTCCTCCCTGCAGTGGAACAGCTTCCAGTAGCGTTCCTCGTAGTGCTGGGCGACGACGTGGCCGTCGATGACGGTCTGGACGATGAACCATCCGCCGCCGAAGCACGGCTCCCCGTCGTGGTGGCGTCGGCTCTTGACGCACTTGTACGTTCCTGTGCGGGTGGCCGCGTCGACGAACATGGCGCACCAGAGCATGCGCTGCCGGTACAGTTCGCCCATCGTGTGGTATCCGTCGGTCAGATCGTCCGGACTGGTCGACCTGTCGGCGGCGGCCACGGCGCGTCTTGCCTGCGCCATGAAGCCGGACCGTACCCAGTTCGGTTCGTTGTTCCACGCTTCGAGGCGTTCCTCCATGGTGGCGTCCTCGGATTGCGTCGGGATGGCCCAGTTGTGCGCCCACAGTTCGACGGCGACGGATTCGACGCGCTTGTCTTCCTTCGTGGATCCGCTCATTGGCGTGCCATCCCTTCGATCAATGCCGACACGGTGGCGAGCGCGATGAGGCAGAAGGACGCGATCAGCCCTCCGATGCCGACTCTGACGATCTCCCAGCCGATCGCGTGGTTGAAAGCGAACATCACGCAGAGTCCGGAGAGCGCGGCGCAGGCGCTCAGGACGACGATCATGAACGCGAGGATGATGATCGCCGAGGCGAACGCGTACGGCCTGTGCGGCTTCCTCGTCTTCTTCGGTGACGCTGGCGGGAGCGGCGGGTCGAGCAGGATCCTTGTTTCGTTGTTGTCTGTCATTTCGTTTCCTTTCCGATGATGTCGTGCAGGTCTCTGGCTAATGCCCTTTCAGGGCGTCTGGAACGCCTCTCCTGCGTGTTTGGCGCCGCGGGCTGTATGAACAGCGGGCTACGCGTCGTCAACGCCGTGCGGGCCGCCCTGTCGGGTTCTATGCCCTTGAGGCGCATGCGCCGGTACATCCAGACGGCGTCGGCGCCTCCCGAGTCGACGCCGAGCTCGACCATCTCCCTCTCGATCTGAGCCTCGCTCGGCTTCGATTCGGCGCGCATGCGGCGGATCTCCGCGTTCACGTCGCCGGCGCGGCACCAGCAGTCGCCGGAGTGCTGCGAGTAAAAGCGCCTCACCGCCTCCATGCATTCCTGGAGCGTCGCATCACGGCGCACCTCTTCATGGAACGTCTGCACCGAGAGCCGGTCCAGCTGCATGTTGCCGTGGTGTGCGTTGATCTTCGCGAGCACCAGAGCGGCCTCCTTGGGTTTCAGCACTCATCCTCCTTCGCCATTTCGGCGATGAACCGCGCGTTGTACTCCGCGTTCGACTGCGCCTTCGACGGCCTCGCCGAATGCGGCCGAACGGGGTTCTTCCACCCTCCGCCACGCAGCCACTTGGACGCGCTAGGCCAAAACCTCGGCTCCACGTTCGCCGCGAGCGACTGGGCGCCACCGATGAGGGCCGCGAGCTGCGGACGCTCCGAAGGACGATGCATGATCGCGTTGAACGTCCGCAAGGCGTCGTCCGGATAGTCGTGGTTCGGATATGCCGACCAGAACTGTTCGAACGCAAGGGAGGGTTTGGGAGGGATTATTAATTCTTCGTCAGAAGAATTAATTTGGTTTTGGTTTTGGTTTTGGTTTTGGTTAGGGCGCGTCACGTTATCGTCACGTGACGCGTCACGCGCCTTGCGCTCGCGATACCGCTTCTGCCTCTCGGCATGCAGCCGCGCCCGCTCGCGCACCCGTTCGGCCGGAGTCTGCTCGGCCGTGTAGGAGGCGATCTGCCAACCGTCGTCATGTCCGTCGACGCGCTCGAACAGGCCCCAACGCTCGAGCGTCCCGGCGATGCTTCCATCGATGCCGAGGCGCCTGAGCGCGCGGTGCGAGAGCCATCCGTCCGTCAGATTGTCACTGGCGTAGCTGAGAGCGTTGAAGAACATGCACAACGCGCGAGGATCCTCGTCGAGACGATCCTGCATGTCGTCGTCACGCCAGAAATCGTTGGACAGCTTGGCATATCCGACGGCCATCGGCGCTCACCCCCCCCCCGGAACTTTTTTCGAATGGGCGTGCCGCCCTGGTCCGGTTGCGGACGGCACGCTGTTGTTCTTGGACGCATCACGGCGTCACGTCTCGTCACACGTGACGTCATGCATCACGGCGTCACGTGACGCGTCACGCGACGGAGCATGTGACGTTGCTATCGCGTTGTAGGCCATCGACAGACGTGTCCACGCGTCGCCGAGCGCCACCACCATGGCGAAATCGCTCTCCCCGCCTCCGTTCGCGAGCAGGCGTTCAGCCTCGGTCAGCTGGTCTTCGGCCCGCTTCGCCATCTCGAGGGCCGCCTCTTCCGCCGTCATCATCAGTCATCACCTCCCTCGTCGTCCGGTCCGAGCGGCTGCAGGTCGTTGACCAACAGCGCCCAGAGGCACAACGGGATCCACACGAGCGGGCCGCAATGGCCGCGCAGGGCGCGCTCCGTGCCGGCGATCTCCATCGCGACCGTCTGCACCACCTCGGGTATGGCGGTCGGCGCATAAGGCGCCGTGAACGCGTCGAGCATGTCTCGCGTCATGATCGCCATCTGCCATCCCATCGACCCGGCATCGACGCCCTGGCCCTTCGCATGCTGGATGAGCACGCCGTACTCGGCGTCGGCGTTGCCCATCTCGTCAAGCAGTTCGAGCCAATGCGCGGCGTAGGCCGGCTGTTTCGTGTCCTTGCATTCAACGCACACCTTCCCGCCGTGGAACCTCACGCCGGCGATGTCCCCGACGTCCTTCGCACCATGCAGCGGCATGCGCTCGATCCTCTCGTCCTGCAGCGCCCAAGAAAGATAGCGGACAGTGGCCGTCTCCATCTTCGTGCCCTTGGACTTACTTGGATTGACCATCGCCGCCGCCGTTCCTCGTGGCATCGAGCTGCAGCGCCGGCTGGTCGAAAGCCACCATCGAATCGAGGTCGCGAAGCGTCTCGCGAGCGCTGAACTTTGCCGTGCACCGGATTCTCCACACGTCGGCCCCGTTTTCCGTCGCATGGTCGTAGGCGAAACGCTGGCCGCACACCGGGCACCACCACGGGTGCGGGTCCACCTTGAGCGCCTGCTTGATCTCATCGAGCGGAGTCACGCCCTCACGTGCCCACAACGGCCGGCCGCAGCGCGGGCACGTACTGAACGGCGGACGGTTGACCACCGGCTTCTGAGCAGCAAACAGCTTCTTCGACACGTGTTCGAAGTCGCCTCTGAAAATGAGCGGCCAATTGTCGACGATCTCCTGCAACCTGTCGCCGGTGCGCTGTTCGAAGTCGTCGCGGAAGTCCTCGAACAGGTCGAGTCCGTGGAACGTGTAGGTCGACGCGAGCCATAGGAGCGTCACTGCCTGCGGGTCCGGGTAAAGGCTCTCCGGATCCACCTCGATGCGCAGTGTGGTATCGGCGCTCAGGCCGGCCTGCGCCAGAATTCCCTCGTATTCGACGTTCACGGAACGTGATACGAGGATCTTGCGTTTGTCATCATCCATTCAAATCACCTTCAGAAATTCGGTTCGCCAAAATCATCGGCGGCATCCGCGTATCCGCCGCCAGACGTCTGCTGCTGCTGATCGCGGGTCGGAGCCGCGTCGTTCCACGACAGATCGAGGCCCAAGGCTTCGACCCCCATGTTGAGATTCGTCTGGCCGTTGTATTCCTCGGTCGTGATGCTGCCCGACACGATGACGTTGTCGCCGGCCTGCAGACTGTTGATCGCATGCGCCGCGAGATACTTGTCCCAGACGGTGCAGCGGATGAACAGTTTCGGGCCGTTCTGCCATTTGCCTTGAACCTTCACGCGTGGAGTGACGGCGAGCGAGAAGCCGCAATACGTCTCGCCTCCGGCCTGGAACGTGCGCAATCCCTGCTTCGTGATCCTTCCGGCGCAGGTAGCCGTGATTCCCATGAGGCTCATGACTCGCTCACCCCAAATGCCCCGACGCGCTCGTTCAGGGCCGCGATGCCGAGCGATTCCTGCGAGAGCCGTTGGAGCGGAAAATCTCCTGGCATGAGGTTTCTGACCAGATCCGGCCATGACTTGACGGCCACGCCGTTCTTGGAGCTGGTGTCGAAATAGACCCACTTTCCGGACGGGGTGCGCAGCGTGATCCCCTTCGACGCTCTGCCGTAGTAGACGCCGCATTCCTTCGGTTCGTCCGGCAGGACCTTGAAGAGCGCGCGGATGCGTTTGAGCTGTCCGATGAGCGAGTCGATGTCATTCGGGCCGAGCGCCGTATCGACGTGCTGTTCGTCGCACGTCAATTCGATCGCGCCTTCTCCGTAGAGGTTGATCCTCACGTCGATGGTTCCGTCATCGTTGAATCTTCCGTCACGCGCTTCGATGTTCATCGCACGTCTCCCTTCAGGCCGCCCTGCAGGTCGGCCATCACCTTGTCGCATTCCTCGTCGGTCAAGTCGCCGACATGCCCGATTGAGTGTCCGATGATCTGCGAGATGGTTTCGCAGATCCCCTTCTCATCTCCGATGCCGATCGCGTGGAACGCGTTCGTTATACCCTCGAGCTTCGCCTTCCTTACGTCGGCCGGCTGCGGCTCGGCATCGGCCGGCTCAGGCTCCGGTTCGGCCGGAAATGTCGGATTGAACACGTCGCTGTAGTCCGGGGTCGTCTCGTCGGATGCGGCGGCGGCCACCGCCGTCGTGGATACCGGCAGGTATTTGAAGCTGCGGCGGATCACCGTTTTGAGCGCCATTGCCTCGTAGTCCGTTCGCCATGGGCCGGAGTTCCCAGCCTTGCTTCGCGCCCTGATGGCATCGACCTCGGACTTGGTCATGTGTTCGAAGACGAAGCCTCCGTTCATCAGTTGCGCGTTGACGTACACGTCGGTCAGAGTCCCCTCGGAATGCTTCGCTCCCGCATTGGCATGGAACTTGAAGTGCTGGCCGGTCTCATCCTCCCAGACGTCGAAATCGTCGCCATTGTAGACGGCCTGCGCGTGGATGGACTTGAGTTCGCCGGAACGGCGTGCCAGGTCGATCATGCCCTTGTATCCGAGCATGAACGTGGCTTCCTTCCGTCCGTTGAGGTTCTTGTTGCCGTACGGTAAGATATACGCTCTGCCGAGTCCGTCGGTGTTGGACGGTTCGAGGCCGAGCGCCGTGCAGCGCATGAAGCACGAGAGCACCGATGTGACCGTGCATTCGGCGAGCAGCGGTTCGCGGTTGATGCAGCTCACGTACATCTGGTAGAGGCGCTGTTCGCTCATCTCCTTCGGCATCACCGCGGCGATGCGCGGCCATGACTTCTTGAGCACGGCCTGCAACTGCTCGGTCGGGCTTTCCTTCTTCTGCAGCTGCGTGGACTGCGCCTGTTTCGCCAATGTTCCCATCACTTATCTCCTTTGCTGGGTTTCTTTTCCTTGGGCTTTCCGAAGGCGAACCTTCGTCCGCTGTATGCCTTGACCATGTATGCGGCACGGTCGAAGGCCTTGTATGTGGCCCTGTATCCGCCGGCCTTGATCCCCGTGGCCCCGCCGATCTTGACAATGAGCTGCTGCTTGAGTCGGCCCTCCGCCTCATCGGCGGTTTTTTTCGCGGCCTTGGCGTCCGCATAGGCGCGCATGAGATCCACGGCGTCCGAGTCCGAGTCCATATCCACGATTCCGTCGTCGATTGGCTCCGGGAAGGCCGTGAGCACGTCAGACTGGTTTTTGAATTCGGGCATGATGTCCGCTGTGACGAAATGCCAGAACTGCGCAGCGGCCCGTTCCACGGCCCAGATGTCGTCCTCGTCGCGTTCTACGCGCAGTTCCACCGGTTCATCGCCGTCCGAGAGATCTGCGTACACGACGGCAAATTTCCAGCCGGTGACGGCCAGATAGTATGTGACCTGGCACAGGTAGTAGTCCGGCACCTTGAGGTCGCCGTTCTCGTCATGCCAGTCGCCGTAGCGTCGGCTGCCTGCGGTCTTGATCTCCAGCACGCCCCACTCGTCCGTCTCCGGGTCATGGATGGCTCCGTCGATACTGGCACGCATGAATGGCTTGTCGTCGCGCACGAGGACGCTGTCCGTGCCGTCGGTGATCTGCCATTCTGGGTGGATGAGGCGAAAGCGTTGTCGCAACTTGTTCTCGAGCGCGTTGCCCTTGACGACGGCCCATTTGCCGCTGATGTCCTTTGGCTCCAGCTTTCTCGTCTTTTCGAGCCAGAGCTGGTACGGCGTTTTGAACTTGCTGATGCCGAGCACGACGCTCATGTCCGAGCCTCCGATGCCCTTGTTGCGGTCCTTGCGCCATGCCTCCTTGCGTTCGGACGCCTTGCGCTGCTTGTATCTGATGATGTGGTAGCCGCCGGTCTCCGGCAGGGCGAGCGACTTCCTCATGCCGTCTCTCCCTGGAAGATGCGGATGATGATTCTGTCGGCGAGGTCCATCTCGTCGGCCGGTTTGCGGATTGCGCGGACGTAATCCCGATATGCCCATTCAGGCATGGTGGTATCCTTTCATTGATGTTTCTCGGGCTTCCACTTGTGTGGGAGCCCTTTTTTGTTGGCCGCGCTGGAGGGCTCCACGGCGCCTAAGGAGCCAACGCCTAGCCCTTCATCGCTCCGCCGGCGTGCTGACTATCCCTGGTTGGACACGTGGCGGTGACGTTGACGCGGTCGTGGGCAGGCGCGGAATCGGACCGCGCTGCAACCCGTTGGAGTCCGTTCGGAAAGCTCCGGGGGTTGCGGCAAACCTGCAACTGCCCTGCGCGGGGCAACCGGAGTCCGGCGTCCCGCTGGTTTGAGAATTTTCAGTTATGGTTATTTGGTTTTAACGACTGACCTTTGTCGCTTTCCCGCCGCTGAACGTCGATGCCCGACAGTGGGCACCCCTGACCTCTTTTGTTGCAATGTGATTGTTGGAAGTCCGGCGGGCAAGTCCTATTCATGCGTGGCGGTGTATGCGCACAGCTGCCATGCCACGGCGGGGCAGGCTACGAAGAGCCATACGAACGCCGTCATTTTCTCGATCGGGTGCGTGCACGCCTCAAGCGTGAAGAGCACGATCAACGCGAAGATCCAGCTGGCCGCCAACGCGACGGCGGCGATGTCCTCCGCCATATGCCTGATCCTGGTCTTCATGATTCCTTCCTTCCGGCCGGCCGGCGGCAGTCGGTGCGGCCCATGAGGTAGTCGACCGAGACATCGAAGAGATCCGCGAGCGCCGCATAATCCCGCGCGGTCCATGAGCCGCGCTTGTGGAGCTTGTCGCAGACCGATTGGCTCGACTGTGAGAGATGGTCGGCCACCTGCTTCTGGGTGAGGCCCCTCTCTGTCATCAGCGCCTTGATTCTGCTGTTCATTCGGTCCATTTCCTGTCTACGGTTTTCTTTCATCTCTACAGTTTTCTGTAGTGACATGGCACACTATAACCACAGAAAAATACGGACACGCCGTAGTTTTGGTAGAAATACGACTTTTTGTGCAAGTACGGTTTTTCCGTAGTACCATGATTGACATGAGCATTGCATTGAAAAAAGCCGCCACAAAAGAAAACGTCGTAAGAAATCTGCAGACCGCCACAAAAGAGAGGCGGCAAGATGTGATAGCCCGAAACGTGACATGGATCTTGCCACTGCTCGGACTCAAAAAGAAGGACCTCGCGAAGGTCATGCGCGTCTCGCCGCAAGCGATGAGCGCACGTCTGCCCAGCGACACCGATTGGACGATCGACGAGGCCTTCGACACGGCCGCATGGATCGGCATCCCTCTGGAGATGCTGATGGACGGCGGCCTCACACCAGCGTCACTGCTGGCCTATCTCGAGGATCACAGGAACGGAGGCCAGGACGTCGCTTCTAGCGACGGCCGAAGACGCAGGGCATGGATCCTGGCGGCCTGAAGGTTGCCAAGGCCAAGGGCCTGCCCTGCCGGTTATGAGGATCATAACCCAGAGGTCCATGGTTCAAATCCATGCCCCGCTACCACTTGACCGTCGTTCCCATTATCGGAACGGCGGTTTTTTATATATTCCATGGCTTTTGCTGGCGTTAAGTTCTCATCCAGCAAAGCCATCAACGGGACGCCGAAGAAATCGGCCGCCGCGCAAGTTTCGTCAATGGTCCAATCGGCCTTGCTCTGAAGCCTCGACGCCATCGATTGCGGCGAGAGCCCCATTGCCTTAGCAAGGTCCTTCTTCATTAAACCGCTGTTGGACAAGATCATGTTCGCATTCATCGCAACAACGTCCTGCCTGCGCAATGTAGCGCTCGGCTGAATATCTAGCATTGTCATGAAATTCATTTTACTACGGTTTTAGCGTAGTACTCGGCGTGTTGGCTACGTCATATGGTTAATCTTTGGTCTAGAACTTCATCAAATCTTTAGTCTGAAAGTTTTTAAATGATTAGTCAGATAAGAAAACTCATGAGAGACAATCACGTCACACAGCGCGATCTGGCGCATGAGCTAGGCGTCTCCGAGCAGGCCATCAGCGACAAATTCCATGGCCGCTCAAATTTCACGTTGCGTGATGTGTCGCGCATAGCCGACTTTTTCGACGTTTCCACTGATCTCGTGCTTGGCCGTGAGCCATTGGGGGTGAAGTGATGCTGCTCCATGATGCTGCCGGCTCCATTGTGGTGGTCTCGGCTGAATCCGTGAAGATGGCTGGCGAGGGTTGCATTGTCCTTAATGCGCGCGCCGTGTACATCCATAATCAGGCGTTGACGTCAGAGCAGGCCGCGATTGTCAAGCGTGGTGTCATGGCCACGCTCGACGATCCAGCGGCGTTAGAAGATCTGCATGGGAAGCACGACGTCGCCAGCGTCGATCTGCCACCACGGGACGGCCTTGGGGTTGATGGTGATGGCGTGGATGCTCATGTCGGGAAACCTGACGGTCTGGATGAAGCTGTCACCGGACTTCAGACGTTCGGAGAGTTCACTGACCGTGGAGGCCGTCGCGCCGGTGATGGTAAGCGGCGTGGTCGTTCCCAGGTAAAGGGCGAAGTCGAATGTGGTTTCGTCGCTCATTGTTCTTCCTTCCTTCGTTGTTTGAAAGGTTTGGTTTGTTGTGCGATTACAAGCCTATCGCTGCGGAGGAAGGAGCCTAACCGTCCATCCATGAATCAAGGAGCAGTGAAATGAGCGTTTTCAATCCGGAATGCACCAGCAATTACTTCCAGGTGCAGGACATCGACCCGTCGGAATGCACCGGCGGCAATCCCTACGGCTTCGCCTGCCGCATCAAGGTGGCCGGAAGCACGTTCGGGTTCGATGGCTTGGACATGGGCGACCTTCAGGCGATGAAGGGCGCGATTAACAAGGCGATGACGCACGCGCGTCGAGCTCGCCGTGAATGGGAAGGAGCCCAGGAATGAGCGTCACGGTCAAACGTGTGGACAGGAAAAGCAGGCAACGTTTTTACGAGCTGATCGTTGAGACGGAAGAAGGCATCACCGTGCGCGTCCCGTTCAACGGTTACGAGCTTGACGATCTTGAGAAACAGATCGACCGATGCTTCAACGAGGATTGACGTGAAACGTTTCATCAAGACCGTCATACTGCTGCTGGCAAGCCCGTTCGTACTTCTCATGCTCGGGATTGTCCTCGCCGTCGTCCGTCTGGGTGATTTCCTCACCGATGACGACTGACGGCATCCGATAATTTCATATCCCTTGACCCAGCCGAAGGTCGGTTGCTGGGTAGGAATGATAAAGCACCCGGCCGCGCCTTGCCCAGCGCGTTACAAACACGCCCGGAATGCCGGGCGGTTACCACGGCCCCAGCGGGGAGCTATGCGGGTTAACAGATCGCTTCACGGCGTCTTGTTCGGGCGCAACTGGGGACCATCGCCGGCATGCGTGCCGGGCTGTGCGGCGAGACCTTGCGCGCGGCTTCGGCCGCTGACCTATGCGACGGCGCGGCTCCGTTACGAAGCAACCTTGCATGGCGAACCCTAACCCGGAAAACACTTGAGCAATCTTGTGTTTTCCGTGCTGGGTTCCCCGCTCTAACGCCCCACCACCCGAAGGGCATATCATCCACAATTCTTATCCACAGTTCTTATCCACAATATGAAACGAGGTTCGAGACATGGGTTATTCGGTTGATTACAAGCCAACACGCCGACGTGCCAAGAGGACGGTGCCGAAGAACAAGGCCCAGCGCACGAAGGACATCAAGAACGCCATTCGATGGAATATCAGGCAATTGGAGCATGACACTGTTGGAGCGGACACCATTGCGCGTTCCCTTGCCATCAGTATGCTTCGACTGAACAAGATCGCGCCGACGGCCGATCCTAGCGGCGACCATGTGATGCAGCAGCTTATCAGCGACGGCATCTTGGGCAAGCCCGAGAGACGCGGAAGTGTGCAGATGTTCGACCGTGCCGAGTTGTTGACATCGCTCAAGGCTTGGGTTGGTGTGCTGTGAACCCACGTGCGAAGCTCACGGCCAAACAGGCGGCCCTATATCTGGGCGTGAGTGAAAGCCTGTTGCGCAAGTGGCGCGGCGAACATTACGGCCCGGTGTTCTACCGGCCCACGGACGCTCCCAACTGCCCAGTGCTGTATGAGTTGTCGGACTTGGACATGTTCGTGGCGCAGCGCAAGCGCAAGGCGGCCCAGAGTGCCGCGTAGGCAAGTAGTCGCCCCGTCAATCCGTTCGGCCGAGATAGCGGCGTGGGGCAACGACTGTTGGTTGGAGCTGCCCGGCTGCACGAAGGTGGGCACCGAAGACGACCATATAGTGCCACATGCGCATGGCGGCAAGGACACCGTGCCGAACCTACGCCGCGCGTGCAAGCATTGCAACGCTTCACGGCAAGACCGCGTGCTGTATGGCTATGGCTGCCGTTTGCACATGATCGTGTGCCCGCCCGGTTCATGCGACCGGGAGGCCGTGGACTACATAGCCCAGCACGCGAAGCCAAGCGACCCGGTTGTGTCGTGGGCTTCGCTGGCCGTCGCCATGCGCGTGGACGAAGCGGACATGGAGCAGCGGCGGGCCGTGGCTATG